CCCCTGAGACCTAACGATGATGTAAAGGTGGAACAAGAAGATGAAGATCCTAAAGAGTTAGATTTTAATACACTTGCTTTTTAAAAACAAACATGGTATAATCTATATATAATATATATATATATATAAGGAATATAATAACTATGAACAATAATGTTATAAGTATTAAAGAATCTATAAAATATAAAAAGAATATAAAACATACATATTTTATAGACTTTATAGACTGGAGAAATTATACTTTCGCAGTCGATGCAAAGAATGAACAAGAAGCTATAGAGATAGCAACTCGTAAAGCTCAAGAGAATGATCTTGATGATCTACTACCTACTAAGCACTTGTTTGAAATATTAAAAGTACAAGAGTTAAAAGAAAATGAATAACGAAGAGGAGGCCTTCATCTGGAATGGTAGATGTTTGAACCTAAAGAATGTTACGGCAGCTCGTGCGTACTTGAAACACTTTAAAGATATGTCAGTTGTTATTCGTTTGGACAACCAGGAAGACTACGACATACTAACTAAGGCTAAGTTCAAGATGCATGGGATGCAGAATGTAAAGATAATAGACGGAATAAAACATCCAAGAGAATATCATTTTGATTATAAAATAAAATAAAAAAGGTTGACAGATTTAAAATCTAGTCCTAAACTAATAGATACAAAAGAAATATAAAAAAGAAAAAAAAAGGAAAAAGTGTAGCCTCACTTCGAGTCTAAAAGTTAAACAACACACACACTACACCTAAACTAGGTTGGTTTAACTGAAACTGTTTCTGTAACAGACGAGTGCGTGAGGGCATTCGTGACTCCATAAACCCTCACACTTTTCTTCCTATTTAAAACCCTTATAAAATATTTCAAAATAAAGTGTTTGACTTTAGGTGGATGTTCGTGTATAATCCAGCTATAAGTTAAATAATTAACTGAAACAACTTCTAAATAAAAAGGAGACTTATATGTTACTAGAAGGAATCGCTTATTGGGTTAGCGCTTTAAAACCCAACGACACCTTTGATCCACCAACTTATCAGTGTAGTTTGGTAGTCGATAAAGAGACTGCTGCTCAGTATGAAGCTGATGGTCACAAGATCAAAGAGATTGATGAGCAACCTGCGTTGTTCTTCAAGAAGTATTACCTGAGGCCTGATGGCAGTACCAATCCACCTGTTCGTGTTGTGGATGCTGCTAAAAATCCTTTCGATCAGCCAATAGGTAATGGATCTAAAATCAGAGTTCAATTTCAACCTAAAACAGTTGAGAACAAATTCGGAATCTTTCATCGTTTGGATCTCCAAGCCATCCAGGTTTTGGAACACATCCCTTACAGCGATGGTAGTGAAGACGAGTTCGATGTTGTTGATGGTGTTGATGACATTGAATTTTAAATTAAAAGGAGAGTAGTATGAACGAAGAAGTTCAACAACAAGAACAGCAACAACCTTACATCACTATTGATGATGTTCAAATCTCAGTTGATGATCTACCTGATGAAGCTAAAGGAATCTTTGGCAGACTTCAAAGACTCAACCAAAAGAAAGCGAATCTTGTACTAGACTTGGAAGAGTTACAAGCAGGAATCAATTTCTTTTCTAATAGGATTGTAGAAGTTGTCAACAGTGAAGGTTCTTCAGAAGAATCTGAGGTTGATGATGTTGACATAGAAGAGACTGATGCTTTTCCACCTGAAGAGGATTAGCACTTGTATGTAGGTAGGAAGTACCTTAGAAACTTCGGTAGGTGGTAGGCATATAAATTTTAAAATGAGGGAGCAAACAATGAGTACAGAATTTGTAGAATTACATAAGCCTTGTCCTGTTTGCAATAGTAGTGACGCGTGTTGTATAAACGAAGACGGATCAGCTAAATGTTTTAGTTGCGATTCTTTTATACAGGATTACTACACAGAAACAGGTGAGGAAAGACCAATGACAACAACCATAGCAACAGTAACAAACTTAAAAGATAAGAAGCAAAATACTTTAGAGGTTCCAAAGAACGGAATCTTTACACGCATTGAGCATCGTAATCTTTCTGAGAAGACTGCTAGAAAGTATGGAGTTAAGGTTATCATTAATAGTATTGGTAAAGTAGTAGAACAAGTCTTTCCATACTATGCTGATAACAAGTTGGTAGCTACTAAGGTTAAATATGAAACAGCTAATGGTGTTTCTAAAAAGTTTAAAGCCACAGGTGAATTAAGAGAAAGCGGATTATTCGGAGAGCAATTGTTCAAAGGCGGTGGTAAGTATCTTACTATAGTCGAAGGAGAATACGATGCTCTAGCTGCATATGAAATGCTAGGCTCTAAATGGCCTGTGGTTAGTATAAAAACTGGCGCACAAGGAGCAGTACGTGATATAAAGAATAGCCTAGAGTTTGTTGAGAGTTTTGACAATGTTGTAATCTGTTTCGACAGAGACAAGGTAGGTCAAGAAGCTGCAAAGAAAGTTGCTAGAGTTCTTACACCAAGTAAGGCTAAGATCATGCGTATACCTAACGGATTCAAAGACGCTAATGATATGCTTATGGCTGGTGCTAAGACTGCATTCAACCAATCCTGGTGGGAGTCTAAGACATACACACCTTCTGGTGTTATCAATGTCTCAGAGTACAAGATGAAGTTCATGAACAGAGAAAAGAAACCTAGTGTTCCTTATCCTTATGAAGGACTGAACAAGAAACTCTATGGCTTGAGGCAAGGAGAATTAGTAACCTTTACAGGTGGTACAGGACTAGGAAAGTCAAGCGTAACTCGTGAGTTAGAACACTGGCTCATAAAAGAAACAGACGATAACGTAGGTATCATTGCATTAGAGGAAGATCCTAACAGAACAATCAGTGGTATTCTATCTATTGAGGCTAACGCTAGATTATATATAGACCAGGAATTAGAAAAATTCTCACAAGAAGAGATTGATAAATACTTTGACATACTCTATAACGGAGAGAATGAGAATCGTGTATGGATTCATGCGCACTTTGGTACTAACTCTATCGAAGAGATCTTTTCTAAACTTAGATACATGATCGTAGGTTGTGGATGTAAGTGGGTAATCGTAGATCACTTACATATGTTAGTGTCAGCCACAATAGATGGTGATGAACGCAGAGCTATCGATGCTATAATGACTAAGCTCAGATCTATTTGTGAAGAAACAGGAGCAGGTCTTATACTGGTGTCACACCTTAGACGAGTAGATGGTAACAAAGGACACGAGAACGGAATACAAGTGAACCTGAGTCACTTGAGAGGTTCTCAAAGTATAGCGCAACTCAGTGATTGTGTCATAGGATTGGAACGCAACCAACAAGCAGACGATCCAGACGAATCAAACACTACGCTCTTGAGAGTATTAAAATCCAGATACACTGGTGATGTAGGTCTAGCTAGTAGATTACTATATGATAGAGAAACAGGAAGGTTAAATGAAATACCTTCTGAAGATTACGAAGATGATAACAACGATTTAGAGTTCAATGAATATGCTTAGTTTAGTATTTGACATAGAAACAGATGACATCAAAGCTACCAAAGTTTGGTGTATTGTCGCTCAAGATTCTGACTCTGGTCAGATTTATAAATTTGCTCCTCACCAACTGGAGTCAGGTCTTGAGTTACTTCAAAAAGCAGATACTTTAATCGGGCATAACATCATAGGTTTTGACATACCTTACATAAAGAAATTACTTGGTGTTGATCTAACATCTAAGAAATTAGTTGATACTCTTGTGTTATCTAGGTTGTTTAATCCAGTTAGAGAAGGTGGCCATAGTCTAAATATGTGGGGCTATCATCCTGATATTAATCTTCCTAAGATAGACTTCGATGATTACAGTAAGTATTCTAAAGAGATGTTAGATTACTGTGTCAGAGATGTTCAAGTAAATAAACTTGTACTTGATGTCCTTAAAAAGGAAGCCAAAGGTTTCTCAATGGAGTCTGTTAATTTAGAACACTCTATAGCTTCTATAATGAAGACACAAGAACAAGATGGTTTTAAATTTAACCAAACAAAAGCTGAGAAACTTTTGGCAAGTCTTTACAAAAGAATGTCAGAGGTTGAGAACGAAGTACACGAAACCTTCAAGCCTAAGATAATGCGAGAAGAGATAGTACCACAGCACACAAAGACTGGTGCGCTTTCTAAGCTTGGACTTAACTTAGATACAAGAAAGAAAGTACATCTAACTTTAGACGAACAAATAGAGTTTGCTGAAGGCACAGAAAAGATTATAAGAGAACACGAAGAACCTTTTAACTTAGGTTCAAGGAAACAAATAGGCGAATACTTACAAGACTTTGGTTGGAAACCATACAGATTTACACCAACAGGACAACCAGTAGTTGACGAGAAAATCTTAGGTCGCATAAAAGATATTCCAGAAGCTCAGTTAATTGCTGAGTTTCTATTGCTGCAAAAGAGGATAGCACAGATCGAATCCTGGATTAATGCAGTTGAAGATGACAGTAGAGTACATGGGTTTGTTATACCTAATGGTACAATCACAGGTCGTATGAGTCATAGAGCGCCTAACATGGCTCAAGTACCTTCCGTTAAGAGTCCTTACGGAACAGAATGCAGAGAATGTTGGACTGTACAAAAAGGATACAAACTTGTAGGCATTGATGCAAGCGGTTTGGAATTAAGAATGCTTGCACACTATATGAAAGATAAGGAATTTACAAATGAAATTATATATGGAGACATACACTCCCGCAATCAAAAAATTGCTGGACTTAAATCAAGAAATCAGGCAAAGACTTTCATCTATGCACTCTTGTACGGAGCAGGAAATAAAAAACTTGGACAATTGGTTGGCGGAAGCGAGAAGGCTGGCAGAAGCATTAGAGAACGCTTCTTTGCTAATCAACCAACATTTAAGGCTCTTCGAGATAGAGTTACAAAAGCAGCAACGAAAGGATACTTAAAAGGAATTGACGGAAGACGAATACATATAAGAAACGTACACTCTTCTTTGAATAGTTTATTACAAGGTGGCGGAGCCATAGTAATGAAGAGAGCTTTAGTTATGTTAGATGCTAACGCTAAAGACGAAGGATTAGATTATAAATTTGTTGCTAACATCCATGACGAATGGCAAGTGGAAGTTAAGACAGAACACACAGAACAATTCGGGCAACTAGCAGTGCAAGCCATTAAAGATGCTGGTGATCATTACAAAATGCACTGTCCATTAGATGCCGAATATAAAACAGGAGAAGACTGGAGTGAAACTCATTAGAGATAAATCAATGCAACTTAGTTTGGGTGAAGAGTTTGAATTAACAGAAGAAGATTTGAGTGAGTGGTTAAAAGAAGATGAAACAGGTATTCCAAAGAACAATTCAAATAGAAAAGGTGACCTTGCTGAATATTATGCAGTCACCTGGTTATGGGATCAAGGCTATGAAGTTTTTCAAAACTCAGGCTGCACTGGTCCAATAGATATGATAGCTATGACCAAACAAGGTGACGTTACATTGATAGATGTAAAAACATCACAGCCTGATCATAGATGTAAAACAGGAAACAAAGTTCAGTTTAAAGCAGGTAGGACAGGACTCCAAATAAAATTAGGAGTACAGTTTTTACTTTTTAATCCTGACAATAGAGAACTAAGATTTGCGGAGCATACAGAATGAAGAAAAAAACATTAGACACACTCGTACAAGATATATACGACAAACTTGACACACTTACAGAAGGACAATCATTAGGAGTTTCAGAAGAAACAGCTACAGCTTTCGGTGAGTCAATGAAACAAGCATTACTTGGTTGGTCAGGAGAACATCCTGTTAACAAACCTACCTTGAGAATGTCAAACGTAGGTAAACCCAACCGTCAGTTGTGGTACGACATGAAAGCTACAGATCAGAAAAATTCTTTCTCTGCTTCAACACAGATTAAGTTTTTATATGGTCATATCCTGGAAGAAGTCGTATTATTTTTAGCTAGACTAGCAGGACACGAAGTAACTGACGAACAAAAGGAAGTTAAAGTACAAGGTATTAAAGGCCACATGGATTGTAAGATTGATGGTGAAGTAGTAGATGTTAAGACAGCTTCAGGTTTTGCATTCAAGAAATTCAAAGAAGGAACACTACCTGACAACGATCCGTTTGGTTACATGGCACAGATAGCAGGGTACGAAGAAGCAGAAGGAACAACACACGGTGGATTCCTTACTCTTAATAAAGAGAACGGAGAACTTGCTTTGTTTAGACCACAAGAACTAGACAAACCTAATATCGTACAAAGGATTAAAACTTTAAAGAAACAGATTAAACAAGATACTCCACCTGAGAAATGTTATGCTACTGTAGCTGATGGAGTTTCGGGTAACATGAAAATTGCTAGACCTTGTGTATGGTGCAGACATAAGTTTGTTTGTCACGCAGATGCTAACGATGGTGAAGGTTTAAGAGTATTTAAATATTCTAAGAAACTTGAGTACTTGACAAATGTTGCAAAACTTCCACGAGTTAGAGAGGTAACAAATGAATGGAAGAAAAGCTAAGAGACTTAGGAAACGTGGTAAAGAATTACTAGTTGAGTGGTTGTATTCGATCATACCTAATGAAGAAGATAAACAACAGATCAACATAAACAATATCGAAGAGTATTTATCTGAGCAGACTCACATATATACGAATAGGAAATTTTTACTGAGTGCTTATTCTTTAAAATGGATATACAAAAAAGTAAAAAGAAATCCCGATTTAACACTAGAACAATTAAATAAAGAGTTACAATGATGACTACAGACAAAGAAAGAGATTCCATAGAAATAGATATTACTGCTATTCCTTTAGATGAATTAATTACAGCAATAGGTGGTGTACTTTTCTCAGGCACAGAGCTATATGAAATAGATACTGTACTATTACATAAACTCAAAGAACTTATAGGTGAAGAACTAAACTTACGAGAACTTGGAATGGATATGCCAACAGATGAGACGAGACACTAATGAAAAGAAAACCAAGAAAGAAACGACCAATTGAAAAAGGACTACCTAAAGGATACGATTCCAAATGGGAATATGATCTACACCAGGAAGAACTAAAAAATTGGGAACACCACAAAGGAATCATAGAGTATAGTATTCCACACAAGTATCATCCTGACTTCATTCGTATCTTAGAAGATAAAGTTATTTATCTTGAAGCAAAAGGTAGGTTCTGGGATTATGCTGAATACAATAAGTACAAATGGATTAAAGAGATACTACCAGATGATTGTGAATTAGTATTCTTATTCTCTAATCCTTCAGCACCTATGCCTGCTGCAAAAGTCAGAAGAGACGGAACAAAGAGAAGCCATGGTGAGTGGGCCTCAAAGAATGGATTCAGATGGTACAGCACAGAGAGTTTACCTAAGAATTGGAGAGAAGAATAATAATGGCTAAAATGATTTACTACAACGAGGAAGAAATGAAAGACTTAGTTAACCATCCACCACACTATAACAAAGGTGATATAGAATGTATAGATGCTATCGAAGCTATGCTTACACACGAAGAATTTGTAGGCTACCTACGCGGCAACTCCTTAAAATATCGCTGGAGATTTAAATACAAGAACGGAATACAGGATTTGGAGAAAGCAGAATGGTACGAGAAAAAATTGATGGGAGTTTTAAAAGATGAAGAACGAGACTAAACTACCCACACAATATCAAGAGTTCATACATCTAAGCAGGTATGCTAGATGGAATGAAGAACTTAACAGACGAGAGACTTGGCAAGAGACAGTTGCAAGATACTTTGACTTTATGCAAGAACACTTAAAGAAGAATAACGATACAGATATAGCAGACATGAGACCACAGTTAGAACAAGCTGTGCTTAACTTGGACATAATGCCGAGTATGAGAGCCTTAATGTCAGCAGGTAAGGCATTAGAACGCGACAATGTTGCAGGTTTTAACTGTAGTTATGTTGCTGTTGATACACCTAGAGCATTCGATGAAACACTTTACATACTTATGTGTGGTACAGGTGTTGGGTTCAGTGTTGAACGACAATACATTAATAAACTTCCTGACCTTCCTGAAGAAATACACTACACAGATACTGCAATAAAAGTAGCTGACTCAAAGATTGGATGGGCAAAAGCCTACAAAGAGTTTATGTCTCTTCTTTATTCAGGACAGATACCTCAGTGGGATCTGAGTAATGTTCGACCACAAGGAGCAAGACTTAAAACATTTGGCGGTAGAGCTAGTGGTCCTGCACCTTTAGCTGATCTATTTCAATTCACTGCTAATATATTTTTCGATGCAGTAGCTAAAGGACAAAACAAATTAGTATCAATTGATTGCCATGATTTAATGTGTAAGATCGCAGAGGTTGTTGTGGTAGGTGGTGTTAGACGTAGCGCTTTAATCTCGCTCAGCAACCTTTCAGACGAAAGAATGCGCAATGCTAAGTCAGGTTCCTGGTGGGAACATAGCCAACACAGAGCGTTGTCCAACAACTCGGTAGCTTATACAGACTCAGCAGAAATGGGAGCCTTCATGCGTGAATGGTTATCTCTATACGAATCTAAAAGCGGAGAGCGTGGTATCTTTAATCGACAAGCAGCAGAGAATCAAGCGGCAAAGAACGGTAGACGAGAAGAATACAAAGACTTTGGCTGTAATCCTTGTAGTGAGATCATTTTGCGCAACAAACAGTTCTGTAATTTAACAGAAGTTGTTGTAAGACCTAACGATACTTGGAAAGACTTAGAAAGAAAAGTAGAGTTAGCTACTATTCTTGGTACGTTTCAAGCAACCTTAACTAACTTTAGATACTTGACAAAGGCTTGGAAGAATAACACAGAAGAAGAAGCACTACTCGGTGTATCTCTTACAGGTATCATGGACAACAAGAAAATGTCTGAAGATAAAAACTTATCTACGAGATTAAAGTTTTTAAAGAACGTAGCAGTTACAATGAACGAAGGTTGGGCAGCTAACTTAGGAATCAAACAATCAGTTGCTATTACTTGTGTTAAACCAAGTGGTACTGTTAGTCAATTAGTTGATAGCGCATCAGGCATCCATGCTCGACATAGTGAATATTATATAAGAACTATACGCGCTGATAAGAAAGATCCACTTGCTCAGTTGATGGTAGATCAAGGAGTATACCACGAAGATGATATAACCAAACCAGAACATACCTTAGTCTTTTACTTTCCTATACAATCTCCAAAAGATTCTTTAGTTAGAAAAGACTTGACAGCTATTGAGCATTTGGAAATATGGAAAACATATCAGAACCACTGGTGCGAACATAAACCATCAGCTACTATATCTGTTCGTGAAAATGAATGGTTAGATGTAGGCTCCTGGGTATGGAATAATTTTGATACTATCTCTGGTGTTTCGTTCCTTCCTTATGCAGATCATTCATATCAACAAGCACCTTACCAAGAAATAACAAAGAAAGAATATAAAGAGTGGTTAAAGAAAACAACAAACAAAGTTGATTGGTCTTTACTAATGGATTACGAGAAAGAAGACATGACTGAGAACACTAAAGAACTAGCGTGTACTGCTGGTGCGTGTGAGATAATATGAAGGTTAGGCTTACACATTTAGACGGTAAGATACCTAATCTTGCATTGATGAAGTTATCACATTGGCATAAGTCAAGAGGTGATGAAGTATTTTTTTCTAAAAGATCTACTAAAGATATGTTTGAACCTGATTATGACCGAGTTTATGGTTCTTCTATTTTTACTTTCAGTCAGAAGAAGCAACAAAAATTTTTACAGAACTTTCCAAACGCTATTGTAGGTGGTACAGGTTTTGATAATCAAATAACGATTGAGAATATTATCGGCAAGCCTGTATATGAAAATTATGATTACGAAAGCTATCCTGATTTTGAACACAGTATTGGTTTCTCTCAAAGAGGCTGTAGATTAAAATGTAAGTTTTGTGTGGTTAGTAAAAAGGAAGGAAAGAATGTTCATAGTAATTGGATTGATGAAGTCTATCGTGGCGAACCTTATCCTAAGAATCTTTTGTTATTGGACAATGATTTCTTTGGACAACCAGATTGGGAAGTGAAAGCTAATCAGATTATCGATGGTAAATTTAAAGTGAATTTCAATCAAGGCATTAACATTAGATTGGTTGATGATCGTGCTGCTGAGACACTACCGAATATTAAATATTATAATGCAAAATTTAAAACCAGAAGGCTCTACACCGCATGGGATAACCTAGGTGATGAAAAAATATTTACAAAAGGTGCTAAGAAACTAGCTAGAAACGGAATACCAATGCGGCACTTAATGGTTTATATGCTTATTGGATTTAAAAAAAACGAGACTTGGGATGATATTTTTCATCGCTTTAATACACTGATTGATCTAGGTTGTAAGCCATATCCTATGGTTTATAATAATAAGGATAAAGAACTTAAAAAATTTCAACGATGGGTAGTCATGCGACATTATGAATTTATAGATTGGAAAGATTATATTCCTAATAAATCCTTAAAGAAAAATCCCAATCAATTAACAATATTTTAATAAGGAAAAACATGGAAGCAACATTATTAACTTTTAAAATTGTACTAGATGTAAAAGGAAACATAGTATCTGATTTAGGTGGCCTACCTATTAAAGATGTTGACCAAGTTTTTAGAAATGAAAACGATGCTTATGTTATAAAGAAGATCATTCGTGAAGGTACTATCAAACTTCAAGGAATACACAAATACTTAGAAGATGAAGTCAATGCTATTCAATATGTGGACTAAAAACCTTCAAGGATTTTTCTTTTCCTTTGACTGAGATCTCATCTATTAATTTTAATTGGTGCTTGCTATTGAACATAGCAGTACTTTCTCCTATAAGAAGATCAACACCTACATCTTTTGTTGCAGACTCAAGCCTTGCTCCTGTGTTTACTGCGTCACCAATAGCGGTGTAATCAAAACGTGACTCACTTCCCATGTTGCCTATGACAGCTTTGCCTGTATTAATACCTATACCGATAGCCACTGGTGGTATTCCTTTATCTTTAAATTCTTTATTTAATTCTTCCAT